GGTGATCGTAACTCTTTGCAAGATGCAAAGGGCACTGGTGGACCATATAACTTCTCTCCTAACTTCTCTCTTCGTGAGAAAGTTTCGACAGCATTATTCTCAGCTACAATTGCAGCACTAACTGCAACTGATTATGAGTATGATCCAGAAATTTCAAGCTCAATCACATTGAACGGTCTTGGTTTCAAGACTCTTACACTTGCAAACGCATATGCAGCACTTGTTGCATCTGGTGGTTTGAGCAATGCTGCAGAAATTAAGGGTGTTTTACCGGTTTCTGGTTCTTCTACTTCGTGGTCAGCCTCAACAGATGGTACTCCGGTTCGCGTTGCAAACCTTGGTGCTGGTCTAAAGGTTTATCGCAGGTTTACAAGAATCTCTGGTAACGATCTTGTGTTCGTGGTTTCTGGTTCTGCAGTTGATATTGTTGGAAGTGGTTACATTGCTGGTCTAAAGATGAGCTATGCAGTAGCTCCAACACTTACTGGTGGTACTTCTGGAACACTTGTTCTTGATGCCAATGAGTCAGATCTTGGCCAACCAACTGCGATGCCAAGCATCCCAGAGCTTGACTTCCAGATTCAATCGGTTGCAGTTACTGCCAAGAGCCGTAAGCTCAAGGCTCGCTGGACTCCAGAGCTTGCCCAGGACCTTGCAGCATACCAGAATCTTGATGCAGAAGTTGAACTAACTCAAGTTCTTTCAGAGCAAATCGCTCTTGAAATCGATCGTGAGATTCTTGCAGAGCTTCTATACCGTGCAACTGGTGCAAACTATTACTGGTCACGTGCACCTGGTAAGTTTCTTGACAAGACAAACGGAACTGTTCTTGGTGGAGCAACATTCACTGGTACTGTCCGTGAGTGGTATGAGACTCTTATTGAGGTTATCATCGATGTTGGTAACACCATCCAGCGTAAGACACTTCGTGGTGCAGCAAACTTCATTGTAACATCACCAGATGTTTCAACAGTTCTTGAGGCTTCGGTTCTTTACAAGCCAATCTTTGATGCTTCAGATACCATGAGCACAACCATGGGAATTGGAACTGAGAAAGTTGGAACATTATCGCAGCGTTATACTGTTTATAAGGACCCATATTTCCCACGTAACAAGATGCTTGTTGGTTACAAGGGATCTAGCTTCCTTGAGACTGGATTCGTATATGCTCCATACGTTCCATTGATTGTAACTCCTGTCATCTACAAGTATGATGACTTGACTCCAACCAAGGGCGTTATGACAAGATACGCTAAGCAGCTTGTACGCAGCGATTTTTATGGAACCGTAACATTAATGGACATGAACTTCCCTTGAGGAATATGAATTAGGTATGAAGATTACCTAATTCTAGCCCTGGTGCCTTTGACCAGGGCTTTTTGTTGTAGCTATTATATAATTACTAATATGACTGATAATAATATGAAATTGTGTGAATGTGGATGCAAAAGTAAAGTATCTGGAAGATTTATTAAGGGGCATAATAGAAGGAAAGAAAAGCAATCTGGAATTTATTCACTGTGCCTATGTGGGTGCAATACTACAATTTTAAATGCTAAATTTGTCCAAGGTCACAATAGTAGAATGATATCACAAGAGTCAAGAAATAAAACTGGAGAAAAAAATTCTGTACACATGAAAAATTTTATTAAAGAAAATCCAGAAATTATAATTGAAAGAGTTAAACAAATGCGTGCTGGAATAACTGATGAAACAGAAATAAGACGCAAAGAAGCTGCAACTGCGAGTTTACAAACTCCAGAAGTTAAAGAAAAATTATCAATTCATGCAACTAAGCTATGGAAAGAACAGAGGACAAAAATGGAAGAAGCATCTACTAAGGGAGCTCAAACTAGATTTGATAGAAAGCAACAGTACAGAGATGCAAATGGCCACGGCTCAGAAACTTGGCGTGACAATGTGTCAAAAGCAATTACTCAAAAATACATTGATGGCGGTTTTGAATGGTCTCGTGGAGAATACATTTCATCTAAATCTAATGAAGCTTTTTATTATCGTTCATCTTGGGAGTTACAAAGAATGCAGGAACTAGATGCAGATAATAAAGTATCTTCATGGGAGCATGAACCATTTAATATTCCATATACTATTGATAGAATTAAACACAGATATATTCCAGATTTCATTATTAGATATAATGACAAAACGACAGTCATTGAAGAAGTTGGACCAAAAACTCTTAAAGAAGGAACTGAGATTAGTATTGCCAAATCTGAAGCTGCTAAAGTATATTGCAGCGAACACAATTTTATTTATAGGATATGGCAACCGTAGTTAGCTATTCATATCTGAAGCATAAGTTGATACATGCACTTAGCAGATTATCAAACACCAACTGTCAAACATAGAACTAAGCAAACAAAGACAGAAGAAGTATTTGTTGCAGATGAAAATAGACTATGCGTAATAATAAGATCTGAGGGTGGTAAGACACAAATTAAATTTGGTAGTTGTGATTTTGCATCAATGGTCGTAGATGCAAATACTGATAAACAACTTCCACAGATGTACATTGGCGTATTTACAGTTGTACCAGATGCCAAAGCAACTGTTGTCGTGACTGAGATTTTAAGACATAATGCTTAATATTTTATTTTGTTTAATAGCAGTTAATTTAGTAATATCAGCAATCTCTATTTTCTGGAATCGTAAAAGTACGATCATAGATCATGGTATTTCTGATAAAACTAGAATTGACGCATTGGTCCAAGGATCAATAGTAGAGTTGCGTGATGTTGCTAAGAAATCAAGTGGCGGTAGAATACACATTCATGATGTTGAAGTTGTTCTAAACAGTCACTATAAAAGACTAGGAAAATAATGGCCCACGTAGGTGAAGCATACTTTACATCGTCTATGCCAAGTTCATCACTTGGCATTGCTATACGACCAATTGTTGAAAATGATCCAGCGCAATATCTGAACATTAGACTTTCTAATGGAACTGGATTTTATAATGCTGGTGGAACAAGTGTATCTGGTGGCGGTGTATTAACAGCTGACCAAGGATCTCCAGGTTTATTAGCTGCTGCTTGGCCTGTTAAAGTTACTGATGGTTCATCTGTTCTTGGAGTAGTTGCTGCACCGTTTTGGGTTACAGGAACTGTTCATATTGAAAATCCATCTAGCGGTGGAGCAGGTGGTAATGTCACTGCTGTTTCTGGGTCTGTAATAGGTCTATTGCAAGGTGGTCAAGTAGTTTCTAATGCTAACCCAATTCCTATTACTGGATCTATCTCACTTACTAAAGGTATTGATGTCTCATCAATGCCAAATCTATCAGTGACAAACACTGTTACAATAACAGGATCTGTGTCACTGACATCATTATCAGCAATCACTGGGACTGTAGCTTTAGCTAGAGCTGTAGACGTTGCTTCATTACCAGCAATAGCAATCCAATCTGGTTCTATTACTGGTCTCTTATACGGCGGTGTTCCAGCTAGCTCACTGAATCCTTTCTGGGTGACAGGTTCAGTTGGGGTGACTAACTCCCCATCGTCTGTTACAGTACTCTCTGGAAGCATAAGTGGGCTCTTGATTGGTGGCCAACCTGTATCACAAGCAAATCCAATACCAACATCGCAACAAGGAACCATAACTGTCACAGGCTCAGTTGGAATAACTGCCCCAGTTGTTGTTTCAAATACTGTTACTATAACTGGATCTGTTTCTTTAACGTCACTCTCTGCAATTACTGGTACTGTAGCATTAGCGAGAGGCGTTGATATTGCATCAATGCCAAATGTTACAGTATCTAATCCACAAACTACTGTAACAACAGTATCTGGTTCTGTAGCAGGGCTCCTTTATGGTGGAGTTGCTGCTGGCCAAGTGAACCCATTTTGGGTAACTGGATCTGTTTATGTTCTGAACCAAGGTGGTGCAGGATCTAACGTTACAACACAATCTGGTTCTGTAGCTGGATTGCTTTATGGTGGTGTAGCAGCAGGCCAAGTTAATCCATTTTGGGTAACTGGTTCTGTATTTGTAATTAATAATCCAGCTGCAGGATCTTCAAATGTTACCACAGTTTCTGGGTCTATAACAGGTCTTCTTGTTGGTGGAGTACCGGTATCATTAGGAAACCCAGTACCAGTAACAGGATCTGCTGGAATATTAATAGGCGGCGAGCTCGTTTCAGCTGTGAATCCTGTTCCAGTTGTTCAAACTAATAAAGTTGACACTGGTAATAGCACAACTGCTATCTTAACAGCTTCTGCCAATTTTATTGGAACTGGTATAGATGTTTCAGGATATGGAGTAATAACTACAGCATATTTGGCAGATGCACCTGGAACTCTTTTTATACAGTTTTCTCCAGATAATTTGCACTGGGATCACTCATTAACATATAGCGTTATTTCTGGAACTGCAGCACATGTCCAAATTGGACCACAAGCACAGTACTTTAGAGTA